TTAAAAGGAAATAAATGAATCATAATGAAAAATTAAAAGGAGGGGTCTAGGAGTGTTATAAGAATGAAAAATTAAAAGGAAATAAATGAATCATAATGAAAAATTAAAAGGAGGGGTCATAGGGGAACGTAGTTCCCCTAATAATTATATTACATTATTTTAGATTAGAATATAAACAATGTTAAGAACATTTGCAAGAAATAATATACCATTAATGTCCATTATAATATTTATTATAATATTTGGAACTATTCAGCTCATTAAACCTGATTTTTTATATAAAAAAGATGGAAGTATACGTGAATTTGGCGTCGGATATAAAAACAAAACTATAATGCCTGTTTGGCTATTTTCTATTATTTTAGGCATATTATCATATATTGTTGTATTATACTATCTTACCTATCCTAAAATTATTAACTTTTAATTAAAGACGGTTCAACCCTGAATTATAGCTGTCAAATACAACATACTTTGTTTGAGGCGACACGTGTAAAACTGCAAAGCTCTTTAGGTTCCGGTTCCTAGCAATTTTATCAAATAATATTTTAAATACTCGGTATCTTCGTGTGGTGACTATTATTTGTTTCATATATTGACCGCTTCTGTATTTATGGTGTCCGGTGTATTCTAATATGATATTCAAGACTTCGGATGGAAATTGTTGATTCATTATTTGGATTTGTTTTTGGAAATATATATATTTGTTTTTGGATTAAAATATATATATATATTTGTTTTAAAAGGATTTAAAGATATAATGATAATTTTAATATATTGGAAATAAATATATCAATTTTTTTAAGGGACAGCGAAGCATAATCCAAGGTTCCCTTATGATCCCTCCTTTTAGATGATCTAAAATGAATCTAAAATGAAACTAAAATGAATCTATAAAGGAACTAAATGAAACTAAAATGAATCTATAAAGGAACTAAATGAAACTAAAATGAAACTATAAAGGAGGGGTTAAAGGGGAACTACGTTCCCCTTGAGGTTCCCCTAAAAAAATTGAAAAATACTTTTAATTATCTACTAAAAGTATTTTATACTAAAAAGCTTCTAAAAATGCAAACTAATACTAATACAACGACTTTATCACTATTAAATAATGACCCTGTTGCTGACGCTGACCCTGTTGCTGACGCTGTTGCTGACACTGTTGCTGACACTGTTGCTGACACTGTTGCTGACACTGACACTAGTTCCGACACAGATTCTGACACTGATTATGGTTCCAGCTATTATAATTGTGCTTGTCCCTATTGTGTTGAACAAAATGACTTAAATTGTCCGCAATATTGTGACGACGAAGACGAAGACGATGACAATGACATTATTGTCAATACATGTGTCTCGTGTTCGCTTCCCCTTAAATCAAATACCTCATTTTGCAATTCAACTTGTGAAATGACGTATTTAGATTATAATAAAAAAGATGCTGTTATTGAAGCAAAAGAAGAAGAAAAAGAGGAAGATGAGGAAGTTGAAGACGTTGAAGCAGAAGGCGAATATTATGATTTTATAACCAGCTGCATTTATTGCGGTGACGCAGTTGCACCTCATACTGGTTTTTGTAACGATGACTGCTTTACTTACTATAGACGCCTAAATCTCGGCATTCGGTATACAGAATATGGTCTGTATTAGACATAGGGTTTTAGATTTAGGGTTTTAGATTTAGGAAAAGGTTTAAGACGTATTATTCGCTTTTGCTTCTGCTTCTGCATCTGATTTTGCTTGCGCTTTTGCTGTCGCTTGCGCTTGCGCTGATAATTCGTCTCCTTTTTCTTGTATATATTGATTGTAATTTGTCTTAATAGTTTGAACATCTCTAAGACATCCTTTTGTAGCTAAATTATAATAAACAATTGACGACACCAATATTGCTGTGTAAATATACCACATCGCCTCTCCAACATTCTCACGTGTTACAACTAATGCCAATAATTTTTCTTTATTTTCATTATTTTCAAACATAGTTTCCTTCATTAGCGGTCGCAATAAATTCCATATTTTTTCAAAATTATCTGGGTATATCTGATTAATTAGTAGCGCCTTGTTACCGAATATTTTCAATATGGCTTCCGCTGCTTCTGAAACCTGTGCCTTTTTAACAGGGTCTGTTGTATTTTCAATAGCATCTCTAACATTAGTATCAATTAACATAGAAGAGAGAAGCTCATTTGATTCTGATGAGACCATATAATATCCTACAACATCCGAAAATACGGTTTTAAATCCAGGAAATGCGCTTAGTGTAGCAAGAACAACCGCAAACATTAACGTCCATGGAATAAATGTATTTAATGCAGCCGAACCTACATTTTTAGCTGCATCTCCTCCACATTTATCAATTAAATATATAATGTTTAGTATAAATTGTGTAACTATTACTACTAAAAAATAAATAGCTAATTTTGGCCTACAAGCAGTGTAATAAGTAATTAAATCTTCTTCATTTAATGTTTTTGATTCGGGGTTTAGAAATAGTTCAGGTTTGCCGAAAATGGGAACAGATGAGAAATAGAATATTGTGACAAATATAAATAAAAGTATACTGATTTGTGAGATATCCATTATATATAGATAATTAGTATTATTTATTTTTGTTTTTAACAGAAATAAATAATTAGTGTTTTTTATTTTTGTTTTTTACAGAAATAAATAATTAGTGTTATTTATTAGTGTTTTTTATTAGTGTTATTTATTAGTGTTATATGAATTACGAACCCAATTATTCTAAACCTATTTTAACAGAACCAGGCGTCAAGTATTTCTTAAATGAAACCTTGAAACAATGTCATCGTTTTAAAGAAAGATATAACAACTATATCTTTAATATCGTTATTTTAATATCGTTTTTTGTAATCTTAGGAGGAATATTGCTTTATAAATATAAAGGGCGTCTAACACCTGAAGAAATAGAAGCAAACGAACTCGCCAAAAAAAAGTATATTTTGTCTAAAATAAAAAATTATCAGGATGCGAAGGTTAGGTCGCAACAGGAGCTGATAACTGGGCTTCCTCATTGGGAATCGTCCTAATCAATACTTTTTACACCTTTGCACCTTTATAAATTATATTTCAAAGAATAATATAAATATAATTTATAACAATGAGTCAAAATACAATGAGTCAAAATAAAAGTCCTATTATCGTTGCAAATACAGATACAAATAAAGATACAAACGGTGATGCCTCTGCAATAAGAGACGCATTAAATGAATTTTACAGTCTCAAATCAAAATATGAGACCACCTTTTATGACAAATTTGTGAAACCAATTATTTCATCCAAAAGAAAGAGTAAAAGAGAGAAAAGAGTTGAATATTCTAAACTACCGAAACCGGAGTGTGTTAACTGTAAAAGAAATGTAAGCTCTATTTTTACAATAAAAAGTATTAATGAGGATTTTAAGCGTTTATTTACTGCAAAATGCGGCGACATTACAGACCCTTGTCCGTTTAATATAATTATTGAAATTGCCGACAAACAACAGCTTAATGATGAAACAATTACAATCAATAAAGAATTAAATGTTGTCAAAACGGATATTATAAAGGACAAAAATGATATGATGTTTGGATATATAGACCAAAATACGGCAATCGCTAGATTTAATATAAATACTGAAGAATATAAAGAGCGGTCGGAAACCGCTGGATATATCATCAATACAAATATAACAATCAATGATAATCCTAAGACTTTACAAATACTTAATCATTTAGAAACCGATTTTGGTGAAAACTGTTTGCTTCCATTTAAACACATGATAAAGGAACACAATGATAACCGTGTGGACCGTTCTAAAATGGTGGAAGCTATTACCTTTTATAAGAACGAGATGATGCCGAAACTTGCTGAAATACAAAGACTCAAATATAAAACAGATTTTATTGATTTTAAACCCGTAGCTGAAACCGGTGAGGTTACCGATTTATATGTCCTAGTTCAAAGAAAAAATAGTTTAGCCAGTTTAGAATTTAATTTTTTCAGTGAAGATAAATTAATATCAAATGTTAGAGGAGTTTTTGAAGCTGATTCTAAAACAAGGAAAAATCGCGAGCCGTTGTCTAAAAATGGCACCAGAAAGAATAAACCTTTAGTAGAGTTAGTTGAAGAAGAACAAGAACCTGTAGCTGATTTTGGTTCGGAATCTGCTATAGAAGCACCTGATGTAGAAGCAGCTGATGTAGCACCTGTAGAAGCACCTGTAGCAGCACCTGATGTAGTAGCAGCACCTGTAGTAGTAGAAGACGCCTACAGAAAAGAATACGAATACATTTTATCTAACTTATCGCCAAAATATCAGAAAATTTTGTCTGAGGATGAAGCCTGGCTGCGTAAGACTATAAATAGTTTTATTGAATTTAATAAACTAAAAAAGGCTGGGAAAACGCGTTATAATTCCGATAGAGAATTTGTCCATCCTGATAATCTTTTGTTGCCTCCTACACAAATAAGTGAAGGCCACTATGATTACGGGCATCCGGTTTATAATCAAATCTTAAATCCTGATAATAATATTATTGACCCATCACAAATCAAAAACTTACATTCATTTTTAGACTCCACATCAAGTCCAGTTCTTGGACAAAAACCGCCTGGTAAGTTTGATCAGTATTTGACTGCATTAACTGGATTAATATCTAAGGCAGTTGGGTTTACAAAATATTAAAATACTTTTAAATTATACTTCTTTAAAATTATATGGTGAATAAATTATATGGTGAATATAAATTATCACCATTATTTATAAGAAAAATATATGTTTGCATCCAAATATATATCTATACCAGTCTTTTTAAGTAGTTTTATAATAGGTTTATTTTGCGTTTATATGATCGGCTCAGAAATAAAAGTGGTCCATAAATATCCAACCCCCGGCAATTATGAGGATATTCAGTTTAAAGATAAGAGCGAACAATGCTTCCAGTTTAAACCCGTTCCTATTAATTGTCCTATTAATCCGTTCTCTATTAAAACAGTGCCTGTTCAATAAAAATATATATTATTATATATATGCATCTATCTAAATTTGTTCACAGCACAACAGGCAGATATATGATGTCCATTTTGCTTGGAATAGGCTTAGCAACATTTTTCAGACAAACGTGTGTCGGTAAAAATTGTGTTACTTATAATGCTCCTCCTAATGAAGAACTTGAAGACCAAATCTATAAATTTGATAGCAAATGCTACAAAATGGAAAAGAATTCTGTTAATTGTGATGCTAAAAAGAAAATATATGGATTTGCTTAGACAAAACTTTAGACCGCGTTTTTTTACAAAAATGTTAAAACTTTAGATAATATATTATACTATGGGGGACAATAACACAACAAGTATTCACGATTTGCCTTCCGACCCTCTAGCCGGCGGCTCTAACATAACTATGTCTATCAATGAAACAAATAATAGTAGAAGTCTAAGTCTTGACCAAACTACTATTAGCCAAATCGTTAATGGGCTTCAACAAGCCAGCATTGCCGGTGCCACAATGTTACCCAGTCGCGATATTCCGCAGACTACACACGCTATAACCAGTGACCCCCAAATACAAGCGAATTATGTGCCACCTGCTGATTCAAATGATGATTATATTAATGATGATTACGACAATGATGAAGCTGTTAATAATTATAACAGGACGGCTGATGTGAAAAATTCGCTGGAATCTATTTATGATGAAATACAGACGCCTCTATTATTAGCTATTTTGTATTTTTTGTTCCAATTGCCTATCATTAGGAAGACATTGTGCAAATATATTCCTTTGTTATGTAACAATGATGGGAACTATAATATTAACGGGCTTGTTTTTACTAGTGTTATTTTTGCTCTTATTTTCTTTGCAGCAAGTAAGGGCATTAGTATTTCAACAATTTAATTGTTGGTATCTATAAAAAACTGTGGAAACACAAATTTCTTAGCATTAAGGATAGGTAATTTCAAAAAGAATAATCCTAAAACAATCAGAAAAATACCAAAATATTTCCAGGGGTCATCAAATCTTTCGCCTAAAATAACAATGGCTGCAGCTGATTCTACTAGCGCACTAAGTCCATCCCAAGCGGCATTAACAACGAGAACTTGAGAGCCTTGTAGAGAACGAATCAATGCATAAATGACACCTATGTAGCCTACTGTTCCTACAGCAAAATTAGTCAGTCCACCTTTGTCTGCAAATTTTTTGTAGCCGAAATCGCCGACAATCTCTGTCAAAATTAATAGGGAAATATCTTGATAACTCATTATACATTTAGTAAAGGTTATAACGAAGTAAGAGCCAAAAAATTTACGAATTTAGTAAAGGTTATAACGAAGTAAGAGCCAAAAAATTTAAGAATTTAGTAAAGGTTATAACGAAGTAAGAGCCAAAAAATTACGAATTTACTAAAGGTTATGCTACACAGTCCTTACCAATTAAACAATCTTTTTGTTTTTGCATTGGAGTTAGGTCTCCTTTTAACAGTTTTTACTGGTTTTTTATTTAATTTTACAGAATCTTCATTTGTCGCTTCAAAAGGCCTATATCTCAGAAACCACTCATCATATTCTTCCGTCCCCTTTTTGTCCTTTAACGTAACAAATTTTTCAGCTTTTTCTGCTCTCATCTCCTCCACTGTCTCCTGGTGACCCATACAATTAATACTAAATCGCTTTAAAACCCCCTTCTGTTCCAATCTATTCTTCTCTTGCACCTCAAACAAATATTTCGCCATACATAAGATACGGTCCTTATCATAATATGGTCTGTCTGCGTATAAAAACGCCAAATAAAAACTCAACATTGTATCTATTGTAGCTATTTTGATATCGTAACCGTCAACCTTGACAATATTGTAGCTATGGCACGCTAAAGGCTCATAAATAAGAACGACTGTATCTTTTCCCACTCTTATTTCATAATGTGGTGCGATAATTTCGCCTACAGGCGGCCGCTTTATTATTTTCACGTTTTTAATATTTATATCAGTTAATCTCTCCTTTATTATTTGAGCAGCAATTAACGGTTCTTCTGACAACACATCAAAATCAGGAATTTTCTCTAATTGTTTCTTTAAATGTGGCGGCATATATTGCGAATATAGCGATAATGTGTAACCGCCGAAAAACACCGCCCCCTGGTCTACCAATGTGTTTCTAATATTTTCGTAAATTTGTTCAGATGAATCAGGGTCTGCCATTGTGCGCTGGAAATCAATATGTTCGCATTGGTCGGCTGTAAGAGGGTAATGTTTATTTAACAATGTAAGACGTTTTAAGACCTTTTCCCAGCGACTAACGTCACCGTGAGGACGCGATAGCTCTAAATACATCGCCATACGCAGCAAATTTGGCGGCGAACAATTAATGCCGTTTATTTTCACAGCGTCTCTTTTTATCGCATTAAAGAGTTCTTTGGGCATATGTGTTATATCCGCAACCGGAATGAAATTAACATATACCTTAAATGTGCCGTGATGTTGTCCTGATTTTGCTTCCACTTCTACAAACCCTTCCTTTATGTAAATATCCACTAAATCCTTTGCGTCATGTAACGCATTAGATGAATAAAAATCTAAATCTGGGATTTCAATGTCTCTGTTGTAAAATTGGTCGCTTTTTGGTAAAAGACGGTTAATGCTTTCGCCTCCATAAATAATTAATTGTTTGGAACGAATAAAGTTTTCTACAATGCCTATGATGCGCTTAATTTCAGGGGAATTTGCGACCTGTTTGCCCTGAACTTCTTCCGCTTTGTCGACTGCTTGACGCAAAATGGCGAGCTCACAATCGCTAAATTTTAATCCTTTACATAAGGGGAACGCAGTTCCCCTTTGACCCCTCCTTTCATTGTTTAGGGGAACCAAGGTTCCCCTTTGACCCCTCCTTTTGTGAGTCCATTCTTTCTTACTGTGCTGTGAATCTTTATCTTTATTCCTTCTATATTTACTCATATATAATACATAGTTAAAATTATGATTCTGGATTTACATCCATATTTTGGCTCCACCTTTAAAGTCTGAAGGACTTTGAAAGGTGGATTTTGACTCCATTTTGGCTCCACCTTCCGTTTACTTATGGATTTAATAGGCCGAAGGCCTATAAAGGTGGATTTTGACTCCATATTAACCATATTTTGGCTCCCAAAGCAGGCACGCGATTCCCGCAGGGATGCGGGTCTGCGAGCCTTGTGACCTTTAAAGTCTGAAGGACTTTGAAAGGTGGATTTTGACTCCATATTAACCATTTTTTGGCTCCCAAAGCAGGCACGCGATTCCCGCAGGGATGCGGGTCTGCGAGCCTTGTGACCTTTAAAGTCTGAAGGCCTATAAAGGTGGATTTTGACTCCATATTAACCATTTTTTTGGCTCCACCTTCCGTTTACTTATGGATTTAATAGGCCGAAGGCCTATTTAATAGAAAGGTGGATTAAGTATTGTATGTTATTGTATTTCCTCCGACTTTTATTTCTAATGGTCGCTCACCAAAATTCACATTTGATTGTTGTGGAGTAGGATCATCAATTGGTATTGCTTGAAACCTTAATTTCGTAGGTTTCAGAACAAAGGCGTGTCCATTATCATTAAAAAATACGTTATTTTCTTCTACATTTGTATCTATAGTTTGGTATCTTAGACCTAAAAATTGCACTCCATATGCTCTCATTAAAATAGAACTTGGACACGCTGGATTCGCACCTTTATCCGGCATTCCTATTGTTAAAGCCAACATATTATATCTTATTAATTCGTCCATATCTGGTGTAAATTTAATATCATAATAACGCAAACCTCTCATTTGTGCTGTGCTGCTCATCATATTTACATATTCATTAAATTTCAAATCTAGAAATGATGTATTTGTTCCATCAACAATGATCGCCACCTTCCCCATTATTTCTTTTAAGGGAACATCTGCCATGTTTTTTATGCTATAGCTGTAATTTGTCCCTAGAAGACGCCCTGATGTCTTGTTAAATCCGTCCAATAAACCTGTCAGATTATTAAACATTATGTGATTTGTGCTTTTAATACGAAGATGAATTATTAAAGGGTCTCCTGCATTTGGTGCAGTGGAACTTGTAAATGCGCACGTGTTTATAACATTTAAGACTTCACTAAATAAAACGTAATTAAATGTTTCCTTTACACAATTACCATCGTTCGTTGTTGTTGCTACAACTGGATTGTTATCAATTGAAAATATTTCAAAATCCAGCCCTCTTACCCCCTGTTTTAGTAAGCTTTTAAGCACACATGTATCAACATAATCATTTTTATAGTTTCCACCCGAGCACGCATTATATGCTGTTTTGACGTAAAAATCCTTTATAGTTAAATCAAGTGTTGCTGGGTCAATTACAGTGCTCAGCTTACCATTTAATTCGCCGTATATTTCCTCCATCAATTTACAATCCCGTTCTCTTAATCCCTTTGAAAATATGGTTCCAGTATAATATAAATAAACCATAATTGCTATCAAAATGATTATAATATTTAATACAGATATTGCGAAGACAGCAGATGAATCATTCATAGAAGTTAATTTGTCAAATACACTTGTTCCTACTATTTTTGTGGCTTGTTCTGACATATTTATATATTAAGTATAATAATATATAAATAGTTAAAAAAATAATATGTTATTACTATAATATAATAATAAAATGGCAGGCGGATTAATGCAACTTGTTAGTCAAGGACAACAAAATCTTATTCTAAATGGCAACCCCAGTAAGACATTTTTTAAAAGCGTGTTTGCTCAATATACCAACTTTGCTCTACAAAAGTTTCGCGTTGACTTTGAAGGCTCTAAAACGCTTCGTCTAACAGAACCGTCAACGTTTACGTTCAAAATACCTCGTTATGCCGACCTATTAATGGATTGTTATTTATCGGTTGTATTGCCCAGCATTTGGAGTCCTATTTTGCCACCACAGGACCCTTCGTTACAAGACCCTTCTCTTAATGAAAATGTTGGTAATTTGGAATGGGTGCCATATGAGTTCAAGTGGATTCAGAATTTGGGTGCTAAAATGATTTCCAATATTAGCATTACTTGTGGCAACTATACGATTCAAGAGTTTTCCGGCGATTATTTATTGGCTGCTGTTCAACGCGACTTTAACACAAATAAAATAAGGTTATTTAATGATATGTCAGGTCATACAAGTGACCTAAATGACCCAGCCAATGCCGGTTCTCGTGTCAATTCGTATCCGAATGCGTATTATGACAGCTCTTTGGCCGGCCCTGACCCGTCTATTCGTGGGCGCATTTTGTATATTCCGCTTAATAACTGGTTTGGGTTAAAGAGTCAAATGGCGTTTCCATTAACATCCCTTCAATACAATGAGCTGCATATTAATATAACGTTAAGACCGATTAATGAACTATTTACAATACGTGATGTATTTGATTCTGTATATAATTATCCGTATGTGGCGCCGAATTTCAATCAATGGTATATGCAATTTTACCGCTTTCTGCAGCCGCCACCTGATATCGCTGTTGCGATTGATTCTTATACTGACACACGGACTCTCTGGAATGCGGACGTGCATCTAAATTGCACCTATTGTTTCTTATCAAACGATGAGGAGCGCATTTTTGCATTAGGGGAGCAAAAATATCTCATTAAACAGGTTCACGAGCAGCATTTTTACAATGTTACAGGTCCTAATAAGATAAAGCTGGATTCACTCGGAATGGTGCCAAATTGGATGTTCTATTTTCAGCGAAGTGATGCTAATTTGCGCAATGAGTGGTCAAATTACTCTAATTGGCCCTATAATTATATGCCACAAGATGTTCTACAGGCGCCGACTTTGGGCAATTATGTTATTTATGTCACCGATATCAATAACCAGATTGTGAAAAAAGAAATTGGTCCAGGTGTAAATCCGAATAATAATTTAACAGGACTGTTAATTACGCCTACATATACTGCGGAAAACGAGAAAAATATTATGATTAGTATGGGTATTGTTTTAGACGGTTCGTATAGAGAAAATGTGCAGCCATCTGGTATCTTTAATTACATTGAAAAATATATTAGAACCAGTGGAAATGCTCCTGAAGGATTATATTGCTATAATTTCTGTATTAATTCTGGGAACTCTGAAATGCAGCCATCTGGTGCGATAAATATGAGCAAATTTAATACTATAGAGCTGGAATTTACGACCATTTCGCCGCCATTGGACCCTTTGGCACAAACATTGGTTATTTGTGATCCGCAGACGGGAACCGTTATTGGCATTAATAAACCTACGTGGCGCATTTATGACTATAACTTTGATTTGACTCTATTTGAGGAACGTATTAATCAATTGATATTTATTGGCGGCAACTGTGGTCTGGCTTATGCTACATAATTCCACCTTTAATGATGCCCTTTGGGAGCCAAAGGTTGAGCCAAAGGTGGAGCCAAATGGGTTTCAATATTTTTCTTTAAGTCCTTTTAAATAGTATATAACAATGCGCCCTTTTGGCTGTGGTATGTTTTTCCCTTTAAGTCCTTTTAAATAGTATATAACAAAGCACCCTTTTGGCTGTGGTATGTTTTTCCCTTTAAGTCCTTTTAAATAATATATAACAATGCGCCCTTTTGGCTGTGGTATGGTTTTCCCTTTAAGTCCTTTTAAATAATATATATATATTGATTATTTAAATATTTATAAAAACAACTTAAAGATTTTTATAAAAATAATATACAAATGGAACAAGTTTTGGAAAAGGGTCAAATGTGTTGCGATAAATGTAAATTCACCTGCTACAAAATGAGCGGTTGGTTAAGACATGTTTCCACTGCAAAACATATTCAGCTACAACCATTAAATAAAAAGCCACCAAATGTATGTTTGTGTGGCAAACAATATACTAATAGGAGTGGTTTATGGAAACATACTAAGAAATGTGTTTCTATTTTGGATTTAGTAGAACCAGTGGATTTAGTAGAACCAGTTGATTTAGTAGAACCAGTTGATTTAGTAGAACCAGTTGATTCTCAAGTTTTACTTCAAGAACTTATTGCTGAAAATAAAGATTTGACACTTTTAGTTTTGAAATTAGTTAAAAAACTATATATGTTACCATAATTTCCCTTTTTATAAATAATTATTATATTTTGTGACCATATATGGTCACAAAATATTTCAATCATCTCTAATTGTAACTTAGCACCCTTTTGGCACCCATTGTTTCTAGCCCAGCGAACTGAAAGTATTTCTGGTTGTACTCTACTATTTTTTCCAAAAGTTTTTTTAGGTTTTGAATTTTGGACATTTATAAATGTCCAAAAACAGGACACCAAAAATAGTCTTGGAAAAACACGTTTTTATTTTTACAAAAAACCCATTTAGAGCATAATGCTCTAAATTTGGGTTTTTTATGAAATATTTTGTTACTGTTAAAAATATATATTTAAATAAAACAATAGCTTAAGGAGATTTTCTCTATATAGTATATACTGCAAATGGACACTTTGGACACAGTTTTGGACACAGTTTTGGACACAGAAAACGATGGTATTTTTCAATGTGAAAAATGTAAATTTGAATGCTTTAGCAAGAGTGAATTGACTCATCATATAGACACTGTAAAACATGTTTTGCAGTCAAAAATTACTGGAAAGGTTATTAAAAAGACCTCAAAAATATGCGAATGTGGAAAACAATATTTTGATAGGAGTGGATTGTGGAAACATACTAAAAAATGTGTATTGAAAAAATATAATGAAAAGGTTATTGAAGAAAAGGTTATTGAAGAAAAGGTTATTGAAGAAAAGGTTATTGAAGATAAAATAGATTTAGATGAAGATATTAAATTTGATAAGGATAAAATTGATACAAATGCATTAATACTACAATTACTTAAACAGAATCAAGAGCTACAAAGGTCTCTAATAGAAATATCAAAAGAAAAGGTTGTAACAAATAATACAAATAATACAAATAATACAAATACTAATAACAAAACCTTTAATCTGCAATTCTTTTTGAATGAACAATGCAAGGATGCTTTAAATATTGGAGAATTTGTGGATTCTATCAAGATCCAGCTTTCAGATTTGGAAGCAACTGGTCGTCAAGGTTATGTTGAAGGTATCACAAGCATTATTAATAAAAACTTGGATAAATTGGATAAGTGTAAAAGACCAATACATTGCAGCGATTTAAAGAGAGAAGTTCTTTACATTAAAAATAATGATGAGTGGGTCAAGGAGGATTCTACGACCCCTTTGTTAAAGAAGGCAATTAAGGAAATTGCTTACAAAAATATACTCCAAATTAATGAGTGGAAACTGTTGCATCCAGGATGCAACCAAGCCGATTCTAGAAAAAACGATTTATACCTCAAAATTGTTTCTAATGCAATGTCTGGTTCCACAAAGGAAGAACAATTGAAAAACTATGATAAAATTGTTAGCAATATTATAAAGGGGGTTGTTATTGAGAAATAATGCTCCGATATGACCATATTTTCCCTTTTTATAAAATATTTTGTGAGCATATATGCTCACAAAATATTTCAGAAATTGTAAAATTATACATACTGACACAATACTGACACAATACTGACACAATACTGACACAATACTGACACAATACTGACGCAATAAATGTCTGAAATTTCCAAGAAATTTCATGGTTCCTTAAGAAATTTCCAAGAAATTTCCTGGTTCCTTAAGAAATTTCCGCATTCGCCGCTGTAGGTCCAATGTCATAAAACATCCCTGTCGCAGTCTCTGTCACCTGATACTTCGGCACATATTTATATTTATTCGGATGCCGTTTGACATCATATTGTATCTTTTTTTCTGATAATCCGAGACCATAATTAAACGACTTGGTCCATAAATCGGTTCCAAGATACATTTTAGGAATTGCCGCGTCCTTTTTTATAACTCTAGCAAAAGTAGATGCATCTGTTGTTAAACTAGAGGTTTCCATTGAATCATACATATTTGTATTTGAAAAACCTTCTGTAACCGTTGTATCACAATTAGAACAATCTACATCTGCTACGCATTGTTCTCTTGTTACCGCACATTCTGCCTTAGGTCCGCAAAAATTGTCACAATGGTGGAATTCTGAATCTAATCCAGGTGCTAAAATTTCTGGGTTCAATTCTGAAAAACCTTCATTGCAACTATCCTTTTTCAAAAGAAAGATAAATAATAATAAACCAACAGCAAATGCAACCACAAATAAGTATTTCATATATAATTTCATCATTCTTTATAATAATCGTATATTATAATACAATATTATTGCATTTTATTTTATACAATTATTATAAATAATGACTGACTCATCAATTGCAGATAAAAAAAATGAGAAAGAAAATGGTGGGAAAAAGTTGAATTTCAAAAAATTTGCTATTACTTTTTTTGGTCATTTTTTGATAACAATTTGCCTTTTTACTGTTGTTATAGGAGCATTTGGATTATACACTTCTAAAGTAGCTCAATCAAATATTTTACCAATAATGCCTGATTTGGCTCCATACACTGAAAATGATTATATCATGGACCCCGATATTGCTGTTTTTATGAATATTGTTAAGGAAAGGGGGGCAAAAGGTCTAAATTTTTGGGCTGAACCCATTAGTGTTACAGCACAAAAAGCTACATTTATTAAGGAAGATTTTAACGAAAATGGAGTTTTTAAATATTTATGTGAAATGAAATCATTCACTGAAAAAAATGAATATTTTTCAAGAATGATGTTTTTTTTAAGAAAAATATTTATTAGGGGAGTTATTTCTTCGTTTGGCATGATTAAAACTATATATTCATCATTATATTTATTGCCTGAATGGTTTCTAATGTTAATTTATTTTACTATTTTGCCAATTATTTTCATATTTTTATTTTTGTATAATGGAGTTAAAATATTTATTGAAGCTGTTTCAAATTTAACACTTCCTTTTAGAGAAAGTAATACAACACATAATGGCAATGGAATTGATTTTAAATATGAAAATCCTTCACAAGATGATCCAACTGCTGAATGGTGGCGGCCGTGGACTACAGAAGAAATTAACCAATACAAAAATGATAATGAAAGTTGGTTTTTTGGCACAATAACTAAAATTATAGATTATACTGGAAATGGATTAATGTTTATGATTTACGTAATGCTTACATTAAATGTGATTATACCAATTTCATTAGCTGTGACCGTTTTTGGATTAACTAATCCATTATTAAGGAAATATAAATTAGATAAAGAAAATGAGGATGGTTCAGAACATGGAATAGGTGACTTTTTAAGAGACACAATTGTATACAAAAAAACATTTATTATATTTTTAGCTGTATATAATTTGTTAATGTCTACCGGTGTATATTTGGAGGCAGGTTATACATTTAGTTGTTTTGTTGGAATATTAATATTGGTGCTATATTTTGAAGTGTTTATAACACCTGATGCGTTAAAAATAAATGCTGATGATATAACTCAGCAAATTTTTAAAAATAACGAATATTCTAAAACAAAACAAGCTAATCCTATTCAAAGTGGTAATTTTGCCCCATGTAAAGCAACTTCTAATATAAATGTAAAAGGAAACGATAATAAAACAATTGTACATAGGATTATACCTAAAAAAAAAAGCTCTAATACAATACAATTACAACCAACACCAACACCAACATTAACACCAGAAATAATAACAACACCAATATTACCAACAATATCACGAATAGGTGGAGCTAAACGAACCAAAGGTGGTGCATTATATAACAAATATAATTTCAGTTTAGTTTAGAAAAACGATTTAAATATTAATTACAATAATAAATTATAATTAATAATGATGTTAAATACAAATGCTAATACAAATGCTAATACAAATGCTAATAGTAGATTCAAAAATGTTTCAAAAACTAACTTCAGAGACATTATGCTCCCACTCGTAAGTATATGCACTCCCACATTTAACCGACGACCATTTATTCCATTTTTGATAAAATGTTTTGAACATCAAACTTATCCCAAAGAGAGAATGGAATGGATAATTATTGATGATGGCACTGACCCCATTGTAGACCTAGTTACTGATATTAAACAAGTGAAATACACTTATCTCAATGAAAAAATGGTATTAGGTAAAAAACGCAATTTTATGCATAATAAATGCTCAGGAGACATCATTATTTATATGGACGATGATGATTATTACCCACCTGAGCGCGTCGCATACGCGGTGCAAATGTTGCAAGACAATCCAACATTTTTAATGGCAGGATGCAGTGAAATGCATGTATATTTTGATTCTAGAAAGCAGGTTTTTTGCTGCGGACCATATAAGGAAAATCATTCAACAGCCGCATCATTTGCCTTTAAAAAGCAATTGTTATTGCAAACAAGTTACAATAATGATAATGCATTAGCCGAAGAGAGACATTTTCTAAAGAATTATACAATTCCAATGATACAGCTGGAATGCATTAAGACAATTCTGGTTTTTTCTCATAAACATAATTCATTAAATAAAGAGAAGCTTCTTGATAACCCCGAAGTCACAAAAATAACCGATTCGCGATATACCGTAGACGATTTTGTTGCAGACCCGATTTTAAAGCAGTTCTATATGATTGATATGAATGAGCTGTTGCTTAATTATGAACCTGGTAGACCTGAATACAAGCCAAAATTAATGGAACAAATGAAACAAATGGAAGAGGAACGAAACAAACGATTAAACGACCATAACCAAATGTTGGAATCACAACAGCGGCTAACAAATCATAAGGCAAATTATCTTTTACAAATGAATGAAAGAGAGACAAGTATAGATGCATTAAAGACTTATTATGAGAAACAAATAGCTGATAAAAGTTATTTAATTAGCGAATTGTTAAAAAAGGTGAAGGATTTAACAGTTGAATTAGCTGAATATAAACAACCCAAATAAACAAATCCAAATAAATATATAAACAAATCCAAATATATAATCTATTATTTTATATAATGATTTAAAGAAAAACCATAATACTATGTATAAATCAAAGGACTCCAATGGCTGAATATCACGAGCAAGACATATGCGCTAGAGAACGTTTTGAGACTGTATCAGTAGGGTCATATAGTCCAAGAACGCAGGAAAGGGGAACTTATAAGGTGCCAAAAACGGATGCTAAGGGAAAAACAGTGTTTGTTACAGTTTATGGGTCTGGTGACTCGGGGTCTCCCATTAGAAACGCAATGACGGGCGAATATACGAAATATATTGTAGGTAGTAAGTCGGAAGAGCTATTTTATAAGGTTTGTATCGCATTAGGACTCAGTAAGGATGGGCCTATTACGTTGTTTTATGGGTCGCAAAGAGAATACGAAGGGCATATTTAGGGGACAGCGTAGCATAATCCAAGGTACTATTTCACATGCCCCTCTTGCTGCGCTGAGACCCCTCCTTCTAATTGTTTCTAATTGTTTCTAAATCCTTCTCTAAATCCTTCTCTAAATCCTTCTCTAAATCCTTCTACTATTAAAATTATTTATACATTATTATAAATAATTTTATACATTTAAAATCCAGATAAACGTCCTGCGCTACATAACTATTTATTTTGTATTTCATTTTGTGACCATTATGCTAACAAAATATTTAGCAGCCAGATAAACGTCTCGCGTCAGGCCTTAAATGGACGCATCATCATCCACCACTTCATCCTCCTCAACATCCGTTTCCTTCGTATACTTATCTAAATACCTATAAATCCTATTAATATCCAACTTACTGATTTCATAATTTTCAAATAATGTCGTAAACTCTATGTCGCTATAATGCTTAATTTCCAAGAAAAATGCGAATAAATCTTTCCTATCCATACACAGCTGCTGGCACAAATTCTGTATAAAAATAGAATTGTTGTATTCAGTGGAATACTTAGTCAACACTTTCGTGAATCGCACTTCCGTCGGATTAAACTTAGGCTTCTTTTGAAACGTCTCGTGATAAATGTTATTATTCCTAAATGTTTTGATTAAAGAACTCATTTCATTAAATTGCCATATTTGTTTCTGAAACGTGATTCTATCTATATAATCCGCGAAACATATATTATCTAAAACATTCAAGTAAAATGGCACAGAATCTTCCTTTTTCTTCTTCCCAATAACATCAATAATGTTTTCGTGCCATAATAGTCCTACAATGGTTCTGTCCGTTTCATTCATAATAGTCAAATGATCATCAAACTTGTAATCATTATTAAGAAGTTTTTTCGTTATTTTGCGTGTGTCATCATTATACGATTTCATTAAAAATATATTTTTAATGATACTGCTGTCTAAAATGTTTTCCTTATTCTTATATAACTCATAAATAGTGGAAAACTTTCTTAGGTCGCCTTGGATAAAGGTGATGATATTGGTCTTAATTGTATCATTAATAGTAGGAATTAGATGCTGTATGATATTGCTCATTTGCATTTTAGTCGGCGATTTAAGTTCTATCACGTGACACACCTTCATAAGTTCTTTGATTTTTTTATCAATATGATAGTTGCCAATACATATAATAGGATTTATGGTGATGTCTTCCAGCCTCTGTTTTTTTGTCTTTTTAGGGCGAATGATTTTAATTAGCGCATTAATGCCTCCCTTGTCGCCATTATTCATTCCATCAATTTCATCCATAATAATAGCGATTTTCTTGATTTTTTTGTTGAAAATACTCATAATGTTTTTATCGGACATATTGTGTTTCGTGATGGTGTCAATAATAGACTTATTGCGGATATCGCCCGCATCATACTTAATAACATCGTAATTCATTGATTTCAAAATATTAATAACAAATGTGCTCTTACCAGAGCCAGGTTCGCCGTAAATATAAATGCCTTTTTTGGTAGCCAAGTTATTCTTATTTAGCTCAAAATCAAGCAATATATCTTTTATCTTTTGTGCCTCTTCTTCTCTTTCAAGTAAATTATTTATGTTTAGACTTTCCATATTATATTTCTTGTAATATTCTTTTTATGTTGATTTTTACTCAAACCAAGTTCTTTCTTTAAGCCCAGAATTATAAATAGGTCAGTTAAGGCCTTTTTGCATTTAAACGAATCATATTCAAGACAATATGCTTGCAGAAATACTAAATAGTGAGCATAAATGCTGTCGCGATATATATAATTTTTCATTTTAATCCACCATTTATGGTTCTCTTTTAACAACTCAGTAAAGACAAAATCGTTATCTTGGCGAATCATTGTTCTAATATATGTCTCAAGTTGTCTCTTGTTAATAAGATTATGAAACAAATGATGATACTCAAAATAATATTCCTTATTTAGGTTGATGTAGACAGTGTTAGCGACATATGATTTGATTATGAAGCACAGTTCTGTAGGCAGTGCAATCATATGTTGGAAAATAGCATCTTTTTCTTTTTCTTTTTTAAAATTGTCTTTTTTATTATCTTTTTTTAAATTTTCTTTTAAATTTTGAAAAAGCTTCATAAATAGATATAATGTATTAAATATACATGATAAAATATATTTAATACATTTTTATATAGGTGTTTCTAAGCAAGAACACATGGGTCTTTCGCCCCGTAACCGTATGTTAATCCATCCCAGGTCACACCGCAACCTTTAGCCCAAGTTTGTTTTGCACATAGACCACCCGCGCCTTTATATGCAGCAACAGTAAAATCTTCTAATACCGAACCTTTAAGATCAGTAGCAGTGGAGCTTGCTACAGGAGTATTACACGTGCCAACATTTTTGGCATTATAGCATCCAGAACCAGGACCTGTTGTTCCGACATCAACCCAATAATCAGGACAATTTGTGTTAATTGGTGGCCAAACGATTGAAGCTGTAGCATTGCTTAGCGACATATTAATGACAATTAGTAACACAATTAACAAAATAATAGCAATTGATAAAATCACCTTCTGAAATGTCGCTTCCATTATATATTTATATAAATATAAATATTAAAAATATATTCATAATATAAATATGAATACATCGTCATCTTCAAACGGACAAAAACAAGGTAACGGACGGGTCAACATAAGACCCGCAGTAAACGACAAATCGTCTGGACCAGACTTAAAAAACTTATTTGCAATGTATGATAAAATACCAGCGAATCAATGTGTCTCCTATAGAGAACCCACTTTAGGCCAATGGGACGAAACTGTTCTCTCTAAAAACTATTTTTCTAAAGAAAACATCCAGATAGTTCAGAATGGAATACGCGCTGGAGTTTTTAATAAATCAAATAGTCAATATGTTGTTGGTCCACAAGATTGTGAATCCCTTAAAGTCATTATGCGCAGTGTATTTCTGCAACACGCGTCAAATCAGCCCGGTAACATAGCGCAACAAATAGCGGATTTGAATCAAATTGTGCTAGATTATAGCATTTTTCACGTTTATTCTGAAGCGCAAGGATACATCAAATACTTAAGTGATGTGAACAGTTTAGCAGTGCCGTTAGATGCGCCAATTTTGACGACACAGCACGATAAGCGGAACTATAAGATGCCAACATGGTTTTAAATTATATTTTTATAGAATTATTAAGCGACCATTGTAACCAAGATAACGATTCTTTCAATCCATCTATAATATTTCCACAAGAAAAAATAATTTTTTCTTCATCTGACAAATCTTCTAATTCTTGACTTTTTATAGGATTCTCATTAACAACCGTTTTTAACAATGTGTCTGCAATAGTTATAGAGGTTGTTGCTTTTGTTATAGCAGTTTTTATACTTGTTTGCTGATCCGTTGTAAGAGGAACAATAGGGGCAATAGGAACAATAGGAGCATTAGCAACAGCAATAGGAACAATAGGAGCAATTAAAACACCTTGTTGTATTGGTTGAACCCCTTTATGTTTTTTATGTTTTTTTTTTATGTTTCTTAAACCTTCTTTTATAGAAACCATAGTTGTGTGTGCTAGTTTTACATCATCTACTGCAGTATTAATATTTGCAATCAGCGTTCTTACATTTTCTGGGTTTTTCATATTTTTAATTGTTTCATCTACATTAGTAATATTTTGCAAATTATTTGAAACACGATCCATACCAAATTCGTAATTTTTAATTTTTAACCCCTCCACTACATTTCCAAAATACTTATATAAAACGAACCCAAGACCTAAACACAATAAACCTATCAAAATCTTCTTATTTCTATTTAGCTTCATTAATATACCTATAATTAATAGTTATATTAAAAATAAATTATAATTTAAGTCTTGAGAATTAGATGAAGAGAGAAACATTAGAAAAAGTATTTCATTATTATATTTATAAAATTATAAAATATAATGATTGTAACAGTTTATTCCAGTCTTTTATTCTTCGTAAATTATTTGAACGCATTATATAACGAATACAATGTTTACGCATTATTATTTTTAGGATTAACAATATCTTCTGTGTTGCATCATTCGTCTTTTACAAATGAAATAAATGAAATAAATGAAGTAATAATAAGTAATTCAATAACAACAAAAATAATAGCAATAATAGATAAAATATTTCTGTATTCAGTTATTCTTTATGGAGGCTATATATTATTAAATAAAATAATAGATTTTAAAACAGAATTAGTGTTTATTACAGCCGAAAAAATAGGTTTGTTAATTACTATTTTTAGCACATTTTTAGGCACAATATTTTTATTTTGTTCTGAAAAAAAATATTGTTTTTGTTCTGAATCCGAAGAAGCTCTTTTGTGGCACGCGTTTTTACATTTTATAGCATCCATCGGTCACCATTGTATTATTTTTTTATAACCTTCTTTGCAGGAATAGTTATTTCTATTATTTCCTCTTCCTTTTTATCATCATTTTTTATTGTTGGTTTCTTGACAACCTTTTTTACAGATGCAGATGCAGTTGCAGCTGCATCAACAGGCGCCTTTTTGACAATTGTCATCTTCTTTTTAACAATATTCGCTGTTGCAATACCAGTCTGTTTACATGTTCTCTCTTCCTTATATATTAGATACTCTTTTTCTAAGACATCCAAATCTTGCAACCACATACAATGAATACTGGTCTCCTTGATTCGTTCCAGCTCGTCCATCTTGTCCTCGTGTTCCCTATTGATTTTTGCAACATTTTCTTCAGAAACAGAGTCCATCGGCATCCGTGTCAAATATTTGTATTCACCATCATCATCAACAATGCTATATCCTTTTCCTGCAAGAAGCGCAATAATTTCATCTCGTTTTTTCTTTCTCAAGTCAATTGTGTCGGCAAGCAGTTCATTAATATAGCGCGCCTTATTTGACAGAACGATGAGAATCTGTTCCAATGTGTCAATCAATTTCATTTTTCTTTTATTATACAGTTCTAATCTGGTTACAAAATAGTCGTCAATGATTTCTTCAACCGTTTCATACTTTTTCAATCGGTCTTCCGCATCAAACAAATGCATATTACTTGTAGAGCCAGTTGAAGCAAGTTTGAATAACTTTTCAATTCCATTGCAACTATTGTCGTATTTGATGGCTTCCAATTCTTCCACCTTGCCCTTTTGCAATGTAATAGTAAAATCTACTGAAGTATCTTTGCTCATATCATCATAATCTTTTACCAGCGATACAATTTTCTTACCTTCTTTATTAAGACCGGGTTCAATGAGTTCCTCCAAAAGCTCTTTAAAGCTCTCAGTCCAAAACCCCACTGGGAGCTCATAAACTCGGATTTTATCTGGACCAACCTTCTCATATTTTCCCTTTATTAAGAATCTATTGGATTCACCAATGCGCTCAATGGTTCCCGTAAATCCTTCATAATAAGGCACAAAGTCAAATGCTTCAATCAAACAACTAGGATTTATTTCATCTGACAACTTATTCTTCAGATAGCTGATGAGTTGTAGCGGATTATACGGCATAATATCTGTGCTGAATCCAGTGCCGATTCCCTTGGTGCCATTGACCAAAATCATTGGGATAATGGGCGCATAAAATATCGGCTCCACTGGCGTGCCGTCGTCGTTCAAATAGTTGAGAACCGCGTCATCTTGATTTACGAAAATGAGGCGCGTGATTCTGCTGAGTTGGGTGAAGATGTATCTCTCTGACGCACTGTCATCGCCACCTTTTGCGCGGGTTCCATATTGTCCTGCAGGGACAAGCATATTAATATTATTTGAGCCGACGAAATCCTGCGCCATTCCAACAATCGCGCCATTTAAACTGGCTTCGCCGTGATGGTAACACGCGTGCTCAGACACATATCCACTGAATTGCGCCACTTTGATTTCAGTTGTCAAGTTCTTTTTGAAGGCTGAAAATAGGATTTTGCGCAGACTGGTCTTGAGGCCGTCCATCAAGTTAGGAATGCTTCTGTCGCAATCGTATTTTGAAAAGTGGATTAGTTCCTTATTGATAAAATCTTCGTATGATATCAGAGGCTGATTAGTATCAACGAAAAGGTCTCTATCATATAACTTTAACCAGTCCTTTCTGTCGTCTGCGCGTTTCTTGTTGAAAACCATATCAATCGCTGCAGCACTTTGCTCACCAGTGCAAACAAATCCGACGAATTTCTTTTGTTCAAAATATTCCTTGAACTCTTTGCCTGTGCTGGTTCCTAATCCCTTGTAATATTTAATTTTCCAGCCCTTTAATTCCGCCTGATTTTCGGTCTTCCAGTCTTCATATTCGCCGTCATTGTAAAACATTAGTGTCTTTGAGCCCTTGTTCGCTTTCAAAATAGGAGTGTTCATGAAGCCAATAAATCCGGGAATATTGACAAGACTTGGCCACTCGCTTTCAAACAAATTGATACACAACCCTTTGATATGTGAGCCATCTAAATCTTGATCTGTCAAGAACAATATCTTACTGTATCTCAAGCCAGATGCTACAGATTCAAGAGTATATTCTTTGCCATTTTCTAATCCAAGAATTTTCTTGATTTCAGTGATTTCCTTATTTTCTGAAATGCGTTTAGGAAGCTCGCCGCGCACATTCAAGAGCTTGCCTTTCAAAGGATACACACCAATCGTATTGCGGTCTTCAGAAGACAGACCAGAAATAATGCCTGCCTTTGCTGAGTCCCCCTCGCAAAAGATGAGGGTGCACATATGGGATTTATCAGTGCCGGCCCAGTTAGCATCAGTCAGCTTCGGAATGCCGCGCACTGATTTAGACTTTGTTCCATCGGTTTTCTTGGCAACTTTCGTATCCTTGACTTCAGTGATTGCGCACGCTGCATCCATCACCCCCATCTTTGCGATTTTCTCAATGAATTTGTCACTGACGACACAAGAGGAGCCGAATTTGGAAATAGGTGTATTCATAAAGTCCTTTGTTTGGCTGTCAAATGCAGGATTCTCAATGTCGCATCTGACAATCAGAAATAGCTGTTCCTTGATTGAATTCGGATTGACTTTGACCTTCCTTTTCTTCTCAATGAATTCGCAGAGTTTTCGGGTTATCTGATTCAAAATATATTCAACGTGTTTGCCACCTTTACTGGTGTGAATTCCATTGACGAACGAAATTTGTATGAATTCGCCACTTGGCGTTAATGCGACAGCATATTCCCAGCGACCTTCAGGTCCTGTTGATTCATAGGCACGTGGCGCATCCGTTTTATCACCAATATACAAATTAATATATTGTTCAAAGTTTTTGGTCGGAATAAGTTGACCATTATATTTGACCTTCAACCTGGAATCAGTTACAGCAGAAATGTCATAAACACGCTTCGTTAGCATCGCAATAAGGTCTTTATCAAGGCCGCCTGCTAACCCAAGCCGATTGTAATCCGGTTTAAACGTAATTTTGGTATAGGGCTTGGTTTTACCGGATTTCGTAATTTGAGGCGGACAGATTTCCGAAAGATTGTCTTTGAATTCTTGCACATATTTGAGGCCTCTTACGTGATCAACTGTTTCAACTGAGCCATATGTAGACCATATTAGCACCAATTTGAAGCCGAATCCGTTTTTACCGCCAACGATTTTCTTCTCTGTTTTATCATAATTAGTGGATGTTCTCATATGACCAAATATGAGCTCAGGAATCCAAGTTTTATATTCAGGATGTTGTGCGACATCAATGCCGTTGCCATCATTGACCATGATAATGGTTCCATCGGCTTGAATTGATACATCAATATAGGTAACAGGCAGAGCATTCTCGGCGCCATTATTTATAGCTTGCTGCATACGAATGACATGATCTCTACAATTGACGATGCCTTCATCAAACAATTTAAACAGTCCTGGGACGAGACTGATATTTTTCTCAAAAATAGCTGAACAAGAGTCGTTCATAATCCACATATTGGTGTCAACTGTTTCCACAGAACCGATATAGGTGTCAGGATTATCAAGAACATGGTCACGTTCAGTCTTTTGCTGATATTTATTAGCTAATTGGTCGTTATTAGGAGTAGATTGCATCTTTTATTAAATGGATTATATAATATGTTGACATCTGTTTAATTTGTTTCAATTTTAATTGTAATTTGATTTAAAATGCGTCCAAACCAAAAATTTATTTTCTCATTATATTTAGGACAAACTATTCAATTTAAAAGACCGCGAAGTAAAAGAATAAATCAAAATATTTAGGAATAAATATAACTAAGTATTTTAATAAAATGTCGCGGAATTTGTTTTCTCCTGGAAGCAATTTTGGAAATAATACTTATTTAAGGAAATTAATAAACAACTATAATGAGCAAAATATGAATGAATATACTTGCTATTGTTATAAAGATACGATTAATAATAAGGCTAATCTGGGTTACAATGATTCCACGAGAACCGATGTTGCGCGAATATCTAATTTATTATCAACAAGTTTAGGGGGAAGAACCGTATTTGGTAATTCGGGAGCCCCTGTGATAATTACTTATTTAGGAGGCGTTGAAGGTCAATCTGGAGGCGTTCCGCAGCCGATTAGAAACAAATTTTAGGTCAAATAATTTACTATTAGAATGGCTCTTAAACTAATATATATATATCCAAATATAGGCTCTTACTTCGTTGTAACATTTGGCTCTTACTTCGTTGTAACATTTGATTTTCGCTTAAAGCGCAGCGGGCGAAAATAGAAAGGTAGAATTTATTTTCTCCTCATAATTATATACAATGCGTCATATAACTGTAGGAACTCGGGCTCAAGTATTTCACGGAACAGCGAAACATACATCCGGAGGACTAGAAAAGCCTGATTTAATGCAGAACAAATCTGGCAGAATTGTTTCGCGTAGAAAACACAACTCTGCTAAGCGCGAAATGCGTTTAGTAAAACACGGATTTGGAACTAAGAAGGGAAAATTCGGATTTGTAAAGACAGGTAAGTCTGGTAAGTCTAGAAAATCAAGGAGACATTTGAAGGGAGGTTCTGCATTTGATAACGCAGCTTCTCTTGATTATTCTATGAGTGCCACATCTGGTGGCACGGGTGAGTTTGTTGACAGTGTGTCTCCTACTTCAGTTAATAATTCTGCGTTTACTGGAGGTAGACGACGAAGAAAGGGTAGAAAGGGACACAAGGGAGGTATGGTTCAAGCTAATGAAGGTTCTCCTATTTAAATCATTATTGCAACCACTCTACACCAATAAATTTATCAAATTTAACATAATCGTGTAAGAAAAATAATAAATATTTCTCAAAAAACTGTTTACTTACTATTAAGCAAACTGTTTTTTCAACAACTATTATTGCCTGACAATATGACCTATATGCATGATATAAATCATCAAATGAGATTAATTCTTCAAATACTTTATTATCATTTACCTTAGTCTCATTTACTTTATTATCATTTAAAACCTTATATTCATCTAACATTTTCTTTATAACATCTTGTTTGGGCCACAAGGTGCATCTTATATTTGTTACATATTTTCTCTCTATTACTTCAACAGAAGGAGAGAAATAATGGATAATAATTTTAATAACATCATCGTCTGAACAAGCATAGTTATTACAATTTGCAACAATTGGCTTTAAATAGTTTTTATACAATGAAACTATTTCATCAATTTCATATTCGTCGTCAAAAGAGGCTGAATTTAATTCCACAGTTGTCAAGTCATTTTTTGATTCAGCGCCTATTATTATCATATGTTTTTCCCAAAAAGACAAAAAGCTACTTACTGCTGGCAGAAATTTACTTGTTACATTTGTAAATGTAATATCTAAACTATTTTTTTCATCAATAAAGGCTAATTTGGTCTTTAATAATGTTTTTAGATTATTTGTGTAAATCATATTAGGGACATTAATTGTTGACAAATATTGTTTCCAAATATAATGCATATTTTTCCACGTCAAATTGTATTTTTGTTTCAAATTTAATGAGCCTGTTAATTCGTTTGTTGAAACAGCTTCAATACACTGCAGTAAAAAGTTATCAATGATTGTATTGATACCGTTTTTTGTAAAATATAATGTGTTGTCAGATTCAAGAGATAAATTCATATTTAAATAATTATCCGAAGTTGAATATCTATCTGAGTAATGTGCTGCAACACAAAGCAAATCTATACCGATTTTATTTAATACTTCTTTGAGAATTTCGCTGGAAATTGCGTTATTATTTGTTTTTATTAGCCTATATAAAGCCAGATTATGTGTTTCATGATGTTTTGAAATGAAATTATTTATGATGGAGTTGCCTGTTGTGATATATGCGATTGAATCAATAAATGACACCAACTTTTTAGTATTAGAATTCACGAAAAATAAGAGTGAATCAACATTTTTCTTTAAAATACAATCTCCGATTACTGTTAAAAAATACTTGGATTCAGATTTGGTTTCAAAAATGGTATTCAAAAATCCTAACACGGTTTGAATGGTATAAGTTTCTGGGACAGATTTCAGAAGATTTCTCTCTTTGATTGTCTTTATCATATTCAATTTAGTTTTATGTTTCCAGGATATTAATTTACCTTCATCTGTAATAGTTGACAAAAGACGGTGATGTATATCATCATCCTTAACTATTTCATAGGTTTTGCCATCATATTCGTAATACAAATTATTATATGGCATATAATAATATTGATGTTTGCTGAGAAATACTTTATGAAAATTATCGTGTTCTACAGTTAATTCATTCATTCTTGTAACACGTTCTTCGTGTTTTTTATATTCTGTATCCAATAATACAGGTAAATTTGTTATATGTGTTTGTAGTCGCATTATAGTCCATTCTCTCTTTATAGAATCTTTTTCTAATTGATTTTCTTCAGGAAAATAAGTGTCCATCATTTCTATAAAAGCATTAATTGTTTTGATTTTATAGTCCATTGTTTGCAAAATATCGGTTATTATAACTTGACAAAATGTCTTTAAGTTGTTTTAATATGTATTTTAATATTCAATAAAAATTGAAATTATTTTAAGCATTTGAATAACCATTATTAACCCATAAAAACACTTTAAAAACACTTTAAAACCCTTTAAAAACACTTAATAAATAAATTAAAAATGAGCTTAATACAATTATTTAATACACTTAATAAAGAGGTCCAAAATTTAATCAAGCTATTTTATTTAGGATTTGGTTCTCCAACCGCTGTCATTTTCCGCGGATTCTTTGTCACCGATCTAAGAACTCAACGTTCTAGTAAATGCAAAGAAAATTGCATTACTGCATGGAAATATAAAATGCTAACGAGACCAAAAGAAAATCTATACGATATTAGAACAGGTATAATAGCTGCAAGCGAATTAAAAATTGCTTTCTTTTCAGACGAACCAGATTCAGAATATAAAAATGAAATTATGTATGACAATCACAGACTAATCAGCTTTTTTCAAAAAATGAAATTAAACAAACTGACAAAACCAGAAATTCACGGAACACCGAATGCACTCATTATGAGAAAATATATTACTATGTTGTCTTCAAGATTTGAAGACAATCCTCTTTGCAATACAATATGGAGAATAAGAGTTCGCATGACTAGAGGCATTCTTACAGATAAAAAGATTATAAATCTTAAACCAGTGTGTAATGCTCAGGTTTACAATGAATTAACGGCTGCATATAATGCAAAATAATTAAAATATAAAATATAAAATATAAAATATAAAATATAAAATATAATTCCAGATTCCAGATTCCAGATTTTTTTATTTTTTATTGCATTGTAAAAAAAAGAATATAAAGCTTAAAGATAAAATCTATATATATACATCCCGAATACAAATGTCTAACAAAACTCAAACAAACGAGAACAATGTTTTAACAATTAAAACTGTTCAAATTGCTCCATTTAGAACTCTTATGACAGCATTAAAAGACATCCTTTTAGAAACAAATATTTCGTTTCAACCTGATGGTATTCGTATCATCAATATGGACAAGTCTCATACCATTTTAGCTCATCTTTATTTAGCTGCGCAAAATTTTGAATCATATGAATGCAAAAAGGAGAAAATCATTATTGGTGTCAATATGTATCATCTTTTTAAGCTAATTAACTCTATAGATAATGATGATACATTAACTATTTATATTGAAAATGCAGACTATTTTGACGGCATTGTCTCTTATTTGGCACTTAAATTTGAAAACGGTGATATTAAACAATGCAAGACACAGAAATTGAAATTGATTGAACCTGAACCAGAAGAGCTTGAATATCCTGATGTGACTTTTTCATCTATTATTAATTTGCCTTCTATTGATTTTCAGAAAATTATTCGTGATTTTTCGTGCATTTCTGATAAATTGGAAATCAAATCTGTTGGCAATGAACTCATTTTTAAGTGCAAAGGACAGTTTGCTGAAGCGGAGATTCATCGTGCGGAATCGGATGGTTCTATGGGGTTCATTTTGAAACAAGATTCTACCAAGGTGATTCAAGGCGAGTTTTCATTGAAAAATTTGGGATATTTTATTAAATGCACAAATCTTTGCTCGCAAATTGAAGTATATTTAGAGAATGATTTGCCTTTGGTTGTTAAATATGATGTGGCGAGTTTGGGAACAATTCGGTTATGTCTTGCAAATCTTCCGTCTACCTAAGAAACCGAATATTTTCTAGTTATAAATTTTTCTAGTTATAAATTATTATATATTATAAAAAATCATTATATATTATAATATGTCTAATTATTCAAGTTATTTATCTAAAAAACAATGCTGTGATTTACGGGGTCCTGGACCAGCAGGCATTTTAGGTCCTCAAGGTCCAGGAGGACCAATTGGACATGTAGGAACACCAGGTGCAACAGGACAACAAGGTCCGCCAGGACCAGCTAAGGGAGCTACTGGTTCCGTAGGTCCTACTGGTGTTCAAGGTCCCACTGGAGTCCCAGGTGAAATTATTGGATTAACAGGCTCTACAGGAGCAACAGGTCCACAAGGGTTTCAAGGTCAAACGGGAGCAACAGGTATTGAAGGTCCTGCTGGTATAAATGGTATTTCCAGTGGTTTAGTATTATATTTAGATGGTCCAAATTCTTCGTCTATTCCTGTTAATAATAATTTATTAGTTTTACCAGATACATCCCCACAAACAACCATTACAGCGTCACTTTCAACAACAAATGATACAGAAATTGGTTCATTTGTTACACCCGTAGGTTTATTATTAACAACTATTGTTGTTCAAGGCTTATGGCAAACATTTTTATTCGCAGAGGCATCAGCTGGTTCTTCTATTACTTATTGGACTGTAATTAATGAAGTTGCTTCAGATGGAACTACTTTTATTAAAAATTTAGCAACAGGTGCTTTAGGACCCGGAACAGTTGTAACACCGTTATCAACTGTATATCAATATAATTTATATGTTCCTAGTAATATAGTTCTATTATCATTAACTAATAGAATCCAGGTTCAAATTTGGGCAAGAACTTCTGATGCTAGTCCTACTTTAAGTATATATATGCGTAATGATACTGTATCTTATATCATTACAACTATTGCATCCAATTTAATAGGTTTAACAGGCCCACAAGGGTTTCAAGGTCAAACAGGGGCAACAGGGGCACAAGGCGCTACAGGAGTAACTGGACCACAAGGTTTTCAAGGTCAAACAGGAGCAACTGGGTCTCAAGGCGCAACAGGTTATACTGGGTCTCAAGGCGCAACAGGAGAAACAGGCCCACAAGGGTTTCAAGGTCAAACAGGGGCAACAGGGGCACAAGGCGCAACTGGATATACTGGGTCTACAGGTGCTCAAGGATACATTGGAACAACAGGGGCAACTGGCAGTCAAGGCGCAACTGGTTATACTGGGTCTCAAGGCTCTACAGGAGCAACAGGCCCACAAGGATTTCAAGGTCAAACAGGGGTAACTGGAGAACCAGGAGCAACCGGTCTAAGAGGTCCTTCTGGTTTTTCTACAGGAGCTATATATTATTTAAATTATGGCGACTCAACAGATATACCACTAACATATGATTTAAATCGGACGTTAAAACCTGGCGGACAAACAGGACGATATAATGTAAATGTCAGTGGCAATGGAACAACAGGTCATTTATTGACTTCATTTGTAACACCTGTTGGAGACCCAAATTTATCTCAATTAGTTTCAGGAAATTGGAATCTTGAACTATGGGCAAGTTCGGATAATGCAACTGGAAACTATTACTATTTTAATGCATATATATATAATTCAAGTCCTGCAAAAAAAGTATTAATCACAAATTCAGGAGATTTACCTTTAACAAACCTAATTGATTTACAATTATGTTCAGGACCAGTATTATCAACCACAATGGACATAACTGATAGATTTTTATTAGAACTTTGGGGATGGTCTACATCAGGAAGTAGAGAGGTATCTGTATATTTCAAAGATTCTACAGTAGGACAAATTACAACAACATTGAATCCCTTTTTTCAAGGTGCGACCGGGCTTCAAGGTGTAACCGGGCTACAAGGTGTAACCGGGCTACAAGGTGCAACCGGGACAAGTCTAAATATTGTGTCTGCCACTATATCTACATCTGAATCTACATCTTCTGTTACATATACAGACCTTGGTACATCAGGTCCATCTGTAACAATCGTTACAGGCACAAAAGCAATTGTAATTATTTCATGCGGAAATACTCAAGCATCCATTTTGTCGCAAGGATTTGTTAGTTTTGCTGTTTCTGGAGCAAGCACTATTGGTGAAAATGATACAAATGCATTAATTTTTGCATATGTTCAAAATATATCTACTCAAGCTAGTTATGTATGTTATTTAATTGGACTAACGGCAGGTTCAAATACTTTCACATTAAAATATAAATCATCTGGAGGTTTTACGAACACATTTAATAATAGAACTATTATTGTGCAAGCTATCTAAATAAATTTTATTGTTTTTATTGTTTTTATTGTTTTTATTGTTTTTATTGTTTTTATTGTTTTTATTGTTTTTATTGTTTTTATTGTTTTTATTGTTTTTATTGTTTTTATATATATTTTTAAATATATATATCTATGTCAATCTCAAACTCAAATTTTGTAACCAGCACTAATAAAATAAATACACGCATACTACAAGTAGTAGGACCTCCGGGAACTTTAGGCGCTATTGGTGCAAAAGGAACTCAAGGTTCTACTGGTTGCACTGGTCCGAAAGGTGATATAGGCGAACAAGGTGAATTAGGTGAACAAGGTATAAAAGGCGACAGAGGTAAAATAGGAAATCAAGGGTCTACAGGTAGCCAAGGGACTACAGGTAGACAAGGTGTTCCAGGAGGTTTGACAGGAACTCAAGGTGCTACAGGAACTCAAGGTGCTACAGGTTCTCAAGGCTATACAGGTGCTCAAGGCTATACAGGTGCTCAAGGCTCTACAGGTGCTCAAGGCTCTACAGGTTCTCAAGGCTCTACAGGTTCTCAAGGCTCTACAGGTGCTACAGGTTCTCAAGGCTCTACAGGTGCTACAGGGTCTCAAGGTTTAATCGGTTATGTAGGGGAAACTGGTGCTGCGGGAATAACAGGATATAATGGCTATCAAGGTTATACAGGTGCTACAGGTGCTCAAGGCTCTGCAGGTGCTACAGGCTATCAAGGTTATACAGGTTCAATAGGTGCTACAGGTGCTACAGGTTCAACAGGTTCAATAGGTGCTACAGGTTCAATAGGTGCTACAGGTGAACAAGGCTATCAAGGTTATACAGGTTCAACAGGTGCTACAGGTTCAATAGGTGCTACTGGTGCTCAAGGTGCTACAGGTGAACAAGGCTATCAAGGTTATACAGGTGCTACAGGTTCAATAGGTGCTACTGGTGCTCAAGGTGCAACAGGTGAACAAGGCTATCAAGGTTATACAGGTTCAACAGGTTCAAAAGGCCCAACTGGTGCTCAA